GGGTGAAACAGAAAAGCAGGGCATAAACCGTGCTTGGCGTATATACGACCACAATTCTTCAAATCGTGGAAGGGAAATTTTATGGTTTTTAAAATCTTAAAAACAAAACAACTAAAAGTAAAAGGATAAAACAATCGATTCAGGGCGACCCAAATCAACCCCGATTCAAATATCAAATCAGGAAAAAGTGTTTTACGAACACCTAAACGGTCGCAGAATATTGTACAAACTGCGCAGTAATAGCATCTGCTTGGGCAACCTGGGCAATACCAGGAAGCCCAATCTGCCAACCAAAAGTGAAATCGTCTGCAGCCGCACCACGGAAAGTGATGACGGTCTCTAAACTAGACGTTCCAATGGCTAACGACATCAGAGGGCCATACTGCAAAGATTGCGTGCTGGTACTACCAGCTATAAACTGTGCGACAGGCAAATAAGGAACATTGCCATAATAAGGACATGAAAGACAAGTGCTAGGATTAACCTGCAAGTCATTCATAACGGTGGCGCTACCACCAAGAGCAAAACCTCCAGTGGAGGCGAAAGCATAAGTTGTCCCCCCATTGTGGGCGGAACGTGTGATCTCAACTCGGAAACCACCACTCGCAAAAGCAAATGCGAGCTGAAAATACTGCAAAAATATATTATTGACAAAAACATCTTGCCACAAAATTCTAGCAAAACCGGCAGTAACGGTTTTGTTAGTAACGAACAAAGGAAAACGTCTAGTCAAAAGGCGCAAATTATGAATCGTCTCACCAACACAAGCAACTTGACCTACATTGCTCATAGGATTAGCAGGGAACATAGGTGTTGACTCCAGACACTCAACGCCATCAGTTTCATCATCTTGGAAAACACCGCCTCCAACTTGAGCCTCACCAAGTATAGGCGAAGGGGTAAGAGTAACAGTATTTTGCAAAAACGAAGGGACAGCAAACTCAATATCTTTGCCACCCGCACAATACAATAAGATCTCAACAGAATCAACGACAGTACCCCCAGCAGATATAAGTGGGTTAACAACTCTCAATGTTAAAACACCACTCGTAAGATAAGGACTTGGTATAAAATCTACAAAGCCTCCTGTATCAAGAAATTGAGTTGTTTGAGACCAGGGGGTAGCGGCAGAATAAGGAACATCAATCTCAATAGAAGACATCTCGCTAACGTTCCAAACTTTGCGATAACAACGCGCGGCACGCTGTTCAGAAGTGACAGCAACAGAACCACTACCCATTGACAAACAAACCTCAATAGTACCATTATGAAACCGCGTTTTAGCTATAGCGAGCCTGTATCGCATAGTACCTCGCCAAAACCGAAAGAAAGTAGACATAAAACTAACGGGAGAATGATAATGTAAACCGCCAGCAACATGGTGACAACCAGGATTAACAGGCCATGTTTGTAGAATAGTATCACTGAGGTCTGCGGCAGTCCACTCAATTTTGCAACATAAACCCATTCTAGAAGCAAAATGGGCAATTTGCATCTCATCATCGGACATATCAAACACTCCTTCTGGTAAAACAACCTTCTGTTGCTGACGACTGGCTAAATGGACACCGGGAAAAATACCCTCAACATGAGGCCCACTAAAATTCGAAGTAGAACTAGTAACAATGGTAGTGTTATTATCCATCTGTGGAACTGAAAGGCCGACAAGGGCAGCAATTTGGGCAGCAGCTAAAACACCAGCACCAACATCAGTGATAACACCGCCAATAGACCGAACAACAGGAGCTACATATTTATCTATGCCAGCGGACAAGGCAGAGGACTCTGTCACGCGGGAACCAGCCATCTTAACTGAAAACGGATTGGCACGACCATTTTTCATAAACATACTCGGTGCCTTAATGACACTCTTGGGCTTCGCGGGGGGAGCTTGAGCAGAAATGGTAAACGCAGTCGGAGTCGGTCCTTGCAACTGCACGTCCTCAAGCCAACAATAAACGCGCCCGTACACGGTTCCAGAGGATACATCAGCAAGTGCTGATAACACACTAATAGTAAATTGACCCCAATTAAAAAAATCTCTACCACCAGACACAGCAACACCATATTGCTCAACCAAAGACCAACCATGTGGGATGATACAAGGCATTCGTATTTCAGCTTCCTTGCCACTGGCAGCGTCTATTTCAACGCAAGGATCACCAGAAGCTTCATACTCGGAAACAGAAGCTCTACCTAAAGGACGGACAGAGAGCAAAAGTTTTCCAGCTACATAGGGAGAACCATTGATGATGACTTTCATCACGGCAACACCACGCATAAAAGCATAATTGGCCAGCTTCATTTGCGCATTTGCATTGCCATCAAAGAACATCTGGGGAGCTTTGGTCTGAAATAAAACGACAGGACTGCTGACGTCCCAATCAAAATCGTGGCAAGCATAAGGATAAGAAAAAACATCTTTTTCGTTATGCACAGCATTTTCCATTCCCGCAGAACGCCAATCTTCCAGCCCTTCATCACGGGCGGCAACACTGTCTGAAACAACATCAGAAACGAAATCTGTCAGCCCAGACATTTGAGAACCTTCACCAGCTTGAGCGGTACACATTATCTTATTAAAATTCATATAATTAAGAACTTTCAACTTAATAACCGCAATGTCACCACCAGAACGCATGACATGAAAGCTATCGTACATAAAATTAGGTGCAATAGTATCAAGCTCATCCTTCATACGACGAACAAACTTCATGGCCTCAAAATAACAACAACGATCATACATCTCGATCTCAGCCAACATGGCTACAATCTGCTCGGGAAAATTCTCTTGACATTTCTTTTTATCGACGAAACAAATAATCTTTTCGATTTTAGCTGGTTCAAGTAACCCTACAACACTCAAACCTTCAGGACTAGAAACGGTTGCGAAATTACGGGAAAGAAAACCATAAGTACTAACACTTGAACTATTGCAATCCCACAATTCATGCAACTTAATAGTAGGATCTTTATCAGCACCAGTAACAACAAACCCTTGCAAAGCAAATAATTGCTTTATCCTGACAACATCAATCTTATCAGCATACTTACGAGGTATAGCAACCAAGCTATCATCACCAAGAAAAATGCGTTTAATATCTTTTATGGCTACTTGAATAGGGACATCCAACAACTGCTGAAAAACCCAACACATCAGAATGTCCTGCACAACACCATTTATCATAGCGGTAAGAAAACTACCACTAGGATGCATAGCACCAGGCTCGGCCAAAGAATCACCAACCTTCAAAACAAACCAAGCCAAACGTTGCAACAATCGCCACATCATGAAGCCTCGCCTATTCAATGGGGGAAAAAGAGGATCAACAACTCTACCACTAGCCTCATAAGATTCAGTCAAAAGAACCATGAACAAGCACACCAACCTAACAAAACGCGGTTTAACATGCCCATCCATATGCTCATGATCAAGAGCCAGGACTAAACAATCATCACCAGCTTCAGCTAAAGTTAAGTGCAAGACATCAAAATCAACTGGAGCAATACCCAAAGCACTCGAAAAAACGACATTCATCTGACCCCAAGCAACAGCCAAATCAGCAAAATACCTACGCTGGGCTAAGAACTCTTGCATTGGAACAATGGTATACAATCTAGGCTTTAGGTTCTTGGGAACCAGTCGAGGTTCATCTTTATTGTCAGCACTACATATTGATTCAACGGGCAAAAAATCATGCGACAATCGAGTTTTCCAGTCCCTAGGAACAAGTATATCATCAAACCACTCTAAAAATTCCAAATACTCCGGTTTAAGCACGTTTGTCTCAAAGTCGTCAAGAAAAGCTAGACCTTTAAGACCACCCCACTTTTCATAAGGGTGACCAGCACTTGTACTTTTAGAAACACTGGGTAAACCAGTGTCAAAAGAGACGGTTTCCGCCCACCCTGGAAGAGGCTGCTTATGAAAATGTGGCTTATAATCGTCGACCAAAGCATGGACAACCTCAACAACTCCTGGAGCACCACAATCTGGCTCAACAACGCGATCGCCAAGCTTACGCAAAGAAACTTTCCAAGGATCAAAGACAGTTCCATCAGGCTTTTCACAAACAGCTAACTTGGCTAAATCAAAACCGCAGTCAAACTTCTCATGAAATACTGTCTTGACCTTACGACTTTCCTTTCCATGTACACCACGAGTAGGGTGCACTGTTTTGCCTACAGTTGGGATGTCATTGTCATGAAACAAATTGTAAGACTCACCATAACCAGTCAACCAAACATTACCAACGGGAACAGTGATTGTAGGAACTTTAAGCATACGATTCGTGACAACGTGCATCATGGCTAAGTCATTGGGCACTTTACCACGAGCAACATGTATGCCTAAACAAGTCTTCTCAGCATTAGGAGATATATCAACGTAAAGAGCACCACACCAGCCAGGATCTGACGCCACATCTACGAGTCTTACCCCAGAAGCAGGCAAATCATAATTAACATCACCATGTGGGTAAGACAACCCGATACTAGTAGTTGACATAAAGTTACCTGTACAGAACTCTATATCACCAGCCGCATTGCGCCGCATCAAAGTGCATTGGCCAGATTTAGGAGCAGCATCAACAAACTTAGTGATATGTTCTCGACACCGAATAAAGACTTCAGGCAACTTAGACACAAAAAATTCAACAATGGCCGCGTCAGGACCAATCTCCGTAATTGTAACATTCTGCTCAATACCAAAGTTAGGACTGACTTTACGAACCTCAGCCCCACGCACAAGTTTCAACCCGACGCGTGACTCAAGCATCCTAGCAACATGCAAAGGACATAACACCCGCTTCGCATCTATAGCAAAAACATTTCCTTGAAGGACACCATGTTCATCCACAATAGCCCAAATACTCTCCTTCAAACTGAAGGCCTGATTCTCCAAGCGTTGACTCTTAGATATCAAACTAACAAACGGGTTGGATTCAGGAGCTTGTGCATACCACTCATAACCGCCGTTATTTTTGCGAACCTTATAGTACCATTTACCATTCTTAAACATACGAGCACGCGTGGCAAGAGGAGCCTGAGCCTGATATTGCATTGTATCAGGATCTAAAAACAATGGTTCACCATCCTTCATGACAACATGATCATCGGCCTCGACAGCCTCTCTCTTCCAAGAAAGCATACGAGCGAGCCCACCACCAATAACAGCACCAATGAGAGGTAATAATATGTGGCTCGTGGATGAATAAGCCAACCAACCTCCAGTACTAAGTGAGCCCTTATGAACTAGACGGCGTGCTGTTGTGCTCCACACTTGAAGACGATAGATACCGGGAACTAATATACAGTCCTTGGCGGTCACACATTCTAATTGTTCAAAATACACGACATCTTTGCGCCCGAGACAACCAGTAACAAGATCTGTTAACATAGCCCAAGTGGAGATAGGTACTGGGGTGGTTAGTATTTTCCACTCACCACCAGCCACAGCGTCTGGAATTTTTTGTAACGCAAACCTTGGTATACAAGTCAAACGATCAGGGACGAAAGAACCAGCATATTTAACCCCATCAGTGGAAAAATTTTCAATGACCTTCCACTCACCTTCCATTGGCTCAATCCTATTGCGAGCTCTATAACGTTCTTCATATAGACAACAGTCGGGGTTAGGAAGAAAACTTTTCTTGCCACAAGGACAAATAACATCACTCTTCCACTCACTAGTAACAACACCAGCTAAAACTGCTCCCGACAAAGCACAGACGCCAGTGGCTAAAAGATCCTGCCAGCCCTCAGCAACCGCATTAGGGATTTCATCTACAATAAGACTGGAATCTCTAACTAAACCAAGATCATTTGAAGGTTCATAATCACGAGTCAAACAATACTCTTTCCACATAAAGTTTAGTAACTCACTCCATGTCCATCGATAACGAAGATTGCCATTAGGGTCAGTATTAAGGTCAAAAGACGGTCGGACAACCAGGCCGTCAGTGACATCCATAATATGAAACCTATATAAGACGCTGCGATCAACAGCTGTGTCTTTAATAGGGCGATTATTCGCATCAAGTATACGTTTGCCAACATCATCATAATGGTAAGGTTTCTGAACAAGTGGCAAAACACAAAAATTAAATCTTCGACGCAATGCGTCAACATTACAAATGCTTTGAATATGTCTCTTCAAAATCTTCAGAGAATCACCAGTTGGAAAGTCACCATCAAAAAAATTCAGATTGGTAGAGCCAAAATTCAAATAACATCTAGCAACTTTACCTTTATCCTCAAGAGCAGCCATATTCAAAACAAATGGCGCAGTATTACTCAAACTGAACATAAGATCAATATCAGGCGAAGGTGTGCCAGGAGTATCAACTTTCTTCAACATATCATCAAACTTCCAAATTTGTTGATTATTATAACCAGAACTAAATCCATCAGCGAAGCAAACAGTATAAATTGCGTCAGCTAAATTAACATCAGGATTCTCCTTATTAGCAATCGCGTTGGCAGCGGCTTCTGAAACACTGGTTTTACCCAATCCAGGTGGCCCCATGAAAAGGAAAGTTGAGGGTTCACGACGATACTCAAAATGAGCGGTAGCGCCAAGTTGCATAGCACAGTGGACGGCAGGACTACACAATTGATTGAGACGAGCAGCCTCTTTAACAGGCCATCTAACACGCTCTTTGAGAAACTCAGCATAATAATGTTTAAGACGAGAACGGTCTGAATTATTGGGGTCATGCAAAGCACTATATTCAACATGATAATCAACAAATGACATAGTTCTAGGATAACTACAGCGTAATCTGCTGTTTTCCTCATCATCAATTTGGACATCTTTAACATAACAAATGAGCTTATTAATTGCTTCCTTCGCGCCCAACTTATCGAGCAATGATGCTGACGTATAAATATCACGTGACAACCTAGAAATATGGCCAAAATTGGCGCAAGAAAACGCTTGCCCCAAAGTTCCGAAAGCACCCAAAGCCAAACTGGCAATAAGAACCAACATACCAGCATTGTCTATGGCTTCAGCCTCAAACATAAAAGAATTAACAGTGGGATCACTGGGGTCCTGGAAATCAAGTCGATCGCTAAGAGGCTTAGCCAACTTACTGGCATAATCAGTAGCGAACTTCTTGGCCCCATCATGGATCATGGAACCACCCCACTGATTAGCCAAAGTGGCTGTGTCACGAACAGACTTCATTGACTCATTTAACGTAGTAATAATCTGCGGTATAAAACCACGCAAATCACGATCCCAAAGAATCTCTAAAGCTAAAGACTTGACAGTCAACCCCATCCACCAACGAACCATAGTCTTAAATAACAAACTCGTCAATGGATGCGTAATGAAGCTCTTAAAGGAATCGACAAGAACACTACCAAACTCTTTGACTTTGGCAGTAAAACTATCAATAACAGCGTCAGCCAACCAATCTTTGAAGTTACAAAACAAGTCACTAGGGTTAGTGACAACACGCTTCATCAAACTAGTAAGAACACCAGCAAACAAACTCGCGGTAGATTCACCCATATCAAAACAAAAATCAACCATTGTTATAATGAGATCATATGAAAAAGTACAACTATCCTCTACAAAACCCTCAGCCCGACAACTAATATAATAATAATCACGAACGTCCTTTTCCATACGATTAACTAAATCATACATATAATCAAACATACAACTATTACGAGGCAAAGCTAGGGCATAGGCTTTATAAGCAGCCCATCGTAGTGCAAGTGGATAGTCGTTTGAACGAACAACAAAGGCTAAATAAAAATCACCGGGGGTCAATTTAGATAACCAACGCCGGCTAATAACATCCAGACGACACATAGTGTGGTCAGGAAACTCTTCCAAAAGGGCCTTAAAAAAACCATAAGCTTGAGAGGGGGACACATACTCTGAAAAAGGGGCCTTATCATCCCAAAAAGGCTTATCACACATACAACAATGAACAAATGAATGTGTATCAGGGCACAATTCTTGCCTGACATTTAAATAACGATCATTATCAACCAAATGATCCCACATACCACGCCACATGAACTCCCAATCGACGGGAGCTCGATCAAAATAACGACTCTCATAGCTATCTACAAACAAAACACTCTGTTCAAGTATTCCTAAATAACCAAAATCGCCCAATTCACTTCTAACATCAACATCGCACCAAAATCTCCCACCACAAAGACCTTTACATCCACGACAACCAACATCTCCACACTTGACACATAACTGAAAAGCTTCAGCTACGCAAGAACCAACAAACTCCTCCTCCACAGTAGTAATGGCATTTGAATGTCCGCTTTCTTTCATAAGGGAATTCATTAATAATTTGTAATTTAAGTACAATAGGATATATGTGTCTTCAGTAATAAGACTCTGGCTCGGACCCACGAGGTTTTACGCGCGGACCCAATCCCACAGGAGCTCAGGAACACTTAATCAGTAACTAATACTTATGCCGAAAGGCCCAAGTAAGCATAGATAAAGACCAAGGAGGTTCAATGGCGAGACTAATCTTTAAAACAAATAAACAATCGCGAATGACGATTATAACATTTGTCCTGTGTTTTCATCAAACAAACTTCACAAAATATAAACTAAGGTTTACGGACAATTAGTTAACACCGATAACACGACAATGAAACTAAAATTTTAAAACTAATTGAAATTCACAGAATTTTATATATACATAACCAAACAGGAGCGCCTACTCCAAAAATTCATTCGGGCGAGCAACATATGGCGGACTAGACCAAATTATCACCTCGATAAGGCCTCTGAGTAAAAACAATCAATTTAAAAATCTTAAAACCAATGTGTTAAATCCTTAACAACTAATAATTAAGGTTTAAGTGTAGAATGGTTTGATTTTATTAAGAATAAAATCAACAAAAAACTATAATATTCAACACGTATTCTTTAAAATAAATTTTAAAACAGGTATAAACATGAAATAAATCATGAATGCAAGCTTCAAAATGTATAAAACACGAAGCGTAGGAGGAGAGAAATCATCCTCGTAGACAACGATAACAAATACAAAATAAGCAAGAACAGAAAACAAATTCTGGAACAAAT